GCTATACAACGCCGACCCAACGATAGGCTGAATTCGCATCTCTTGGACCTTAACAATGGTAGGCCGTATCTGCGTGAAGGACACATTCTCGTTGATTACGGAATTGTCCAGCAGGGTTTGTTCGCTTATGAATAGTGCCTTCATGCTTTCGTGATTTTATTGCCTTTGCGGATGACGAGTTGCTGCTCCCATACATGGCGGCATTGGGGGCGATTCACTCCGCTGGCCGTATGATACCACCCACCACGGCGGTTCCATACGGAGTAGCCCATGATGTTGGAGATGCCGTTGATGTCGTCACGGGTGTAAACCTTGCCTTGGTCAGCGAGGTCCAGCATCACCTTGCAGAACTCACGGCTCGTCCTCTTGTCTTTGTTGCTGAAACCAGCGGCCCAAGAGTATTTGTAGCGGACTTCCAGCACGGGTTCATCCGTTGGCTTTGCCCCTTCCTTGGCGATTTGGTCCACGGCACGGGCGATGGGGTAACGGTCTTTTGTAATCAAGTAGGCCACCCGCTTGGCGACCTTCGCTTTGCTGACCCCGAACTCCTTGGCCATTTCTTCCACCGATGCGTCCCGATTCTTTTTGCGGTAGGCTTCAATCTTTGAATCCAGTTCTTTCTCTTCCTCCCCCAGTTCAGCAAAGGCTTGACGCACTTGGTCGTCTAAGTCGGTGTCAAAGCGCATTGGCTTGGAATGCATCACCACATAGTCGTCGGCGTTGCTCCCAAACTTGCTTGCGACCACCTCCAAGACCTTGAATTCCTCGTCCCCCCATCCGTAGTCCTCGGTGTCCTCCTCGCCCCATGTAGGCTCGCTGAACGCTTGCTCCTGCACTCCGAGCAGGGTGTTCACTTCTTCGGGGGTTAGACCGAATCCAGCGGATAGCATCGTGCGGGCCATCTCCAAGGTAATTTTTTCTTGGGCGTAATGGCGGACGATTCGCATGAGGTTTTGGTACTCCCTGCCCGACAATTTCTTGATGTTGTCGTTGCTTAGTTGTGCAGGTGTTTGCGGTTGCTCGTCGGGTTGGGGATTGGGTCCAACCACATCGGCGGGTTGCTTTTCCAATGCAGGGAGGCCCGCTTTCTCACGGAGTTCTTCGGGGGTCATGATGGTCAGCAGGGCTTGCTCGGATAGTCGCTCGGTGATGGGTTCCACAGGAATAAGTTCCATCCCTTCCACGCCGTTGAAGGATCCAAGATAGTTGATCATCCGCTCCACCTTCCGCACTCGGTCGTTCACATAAGTCGCTTTGAATAGTTCGTAAGCCTCCACCAGTTCCTGCCGTCCTCCCAGTTGGCCCTCGGTCTTAACGCCGAATAGCATGGGGTTCACGACACGGTGCGAAATAAAGATTTCCGATTGGATGGCCTTGTTCAAAATCTCGAACTGCTTGTCCATGTCGCTCGGTGTCAGCGGTTCCAAGGTGGGAGCCTTGCTCACATCGTCGTTGAAAGTCACAACAAAGCGACCTGCATTGTCGGTCCCCGAAAACTTGCGCTTGATTTGACGCTCAATGTCGCCCTGTTCTTCGGGTGTAGGAATCCCGTTGTTGAAGTTTATCAAGTACCCACCCCAAAAGTTGTTGCGCAGGTTGTTGTTGTGAAAGTTCGCCACCTGCACATCGGCCTCAATCCACGCCAAGCCTCCCATGTATTCGGGCAAGGGGTAGGACTTCACGCCTGCGGCATAGACCCGATAGTAGAACAGTTGCTTGCCAATGCGGTTGTCAGCATCAAAGGCGGGGATTTTCTCTACATCCCCGATTTTGGGGTATAGTTGGACCATTGCATCGTCGTACCAATCGGCTACCTGGAACATCCGCTCGTCCTTGTCCACACGAATCTTTTCAAAGGGGATGTGTTCCATCTTGGCAATGGTTCCCATTTTGTTCCAAGTGACTGCGACTGCAAACCCGTTGAATAGTTCCAAGTCAAGGACGAGTTTTTCCGTGATGTCGTTGAGGTCGTCATGCTCGGATAACCCGTCAAAGAACTTGGCGTAGCGGGCCTGCTGCTCAACCGTCATCTTCTCCCCTGGTTGCCAGCCTCCGCCGACGATGTAGTTCACTTTGCCGTTCACAATAGCGTTGTGCTTGCTGCTTCGGCGGTAGTTGTCCAGCAGATAGTAGGGGTACTCGTTGAACGCCCCATAAGTGATGTACTTGCCCGCCTTGTTTTCAAGCATCACGGGGACTTTATGCTCAATCCCAAGCCATTGGGTGAACGATTGTTTTATGCTACTCATAGCGTGTGTACGGTAAAGTTGAGGGCCGAAATCGTGATAGCACCGCCATCGTTCACGGCGTTGATGTAGATGGTGAACTCGTCATTGACTGCCCCTTGCAGAACGGCTTCAAGCGTGACCGCATGGCCGTTGTTGTGGCCCGTGGTAATGTCGGTCATGGACTGCGGAATGATGGTTCCGTTCTTGGCGATGTAGATGATTATTTGGTTGCCGTTCCCCTGCGAGAACACCATGCTTGCCGATACCCGCAATGCCGCACTCGTCGTCCCTGTGTAGGTGATGGCGGTGGTTGTGCGGGTAAAGTTGTAGGTCGTCAGCAGTCCCGATTTCAGCGGGGTTGTCAACTTGACTGCACTCCCTTGGGTCGGGGTGAAGTTCTTGGATTCGTCCAGGTACAGGTTCGCAACGCCCCGCTCTCGGTCAAGGGTAGCGGTATCTGCGAGGTCGTCAAAGAGGCCACCCACACGGGCGGCGGTGTTCGCTCCTGCGGCGGTTTCGTTGGTGATGGTTGCGGCACTCGTCTGCAACTGGGTTCTCGTTTGTACGCTCATGCGAAGGATTGGTCAAAGGTGGAATCAAACACTCGTTCATCGGATGCCCCGAAGACGGTGTACTGGATGGAATTGGCGAAGGTGTTGAAGGTCAGCGATACTACTTGTACATACGCCAAGCCCGTTTCAACCACCGCAACGGCTGCACCAACCGTGCTACTGGTATCGTAAACCTCATACTTATACGACCCCGTTTCAAGAGAGCCGACAACGATGGAAAACTTGTCATAGCGGTTGGTGTAGGAAGAAAGGTTGGCCGATTTCAGCAGGGTGAAGTCGGTCGTGGCGTTCTTGGCGATGTTGGTCAGCCGCAGGATGTAACGGTCCCCCGATGAGGCCCGCTGCGTCCAAGTGACGACGATGGTGTTGGTAGAATTGGGAGATAGGTAAATCACGCTATCCTTAAATGTAGGATGCGCCCGAATTTCACAATTTGCGCCCGATGCTTCGGTAGAGTTCGGCCCTCCGCTCGGCGGTCTTGCTGATGTCAAAGCGTTCCCGTACATCCTTGGACAACTGCACGGCCAAGGAGCGAGCGTAGTCGGGCTCGTTCACGAACTTGCGGACCGCCTTATACCATGCGTCTTTCTTGCCGTAGGGGATGAGCAACCCGTTGTGCCCGTGGACGATGATGTCCGTATAAGGGATGGTTTCCGAGGCGATGATAGCCTTGCCCATCCATCCTGCTTCCACGACTTTCAGTTCGCTTTTAAGGCGGTTGAACTTGGTATCACGCAGGGGGGCGATGGTTGCGTTGATGAAGTTGTACCCGCCCACATAGGAGTAGATGTCCGCCGCTTGGATGCGTCCGTAATTCTTGTTTAACCCCCTGCATGATAGCATCCGCTCGTAGTCATCGTAAACGGCGTTCCCGTCGTTCCACCCGCCAAGGTAGATTTTGTATCTCCCATCCAGCGACTTGTCGTGGGCAAGCAGGCTGAAGGAATGCTCCACCAAGGCGATGTCCTCCTGATGCTGCGCCCCTCCAAACCAGCCGATTTTGAACAGGTGCGGTTCGGGTTCGGCAGTCGTGTCGGGGAGGTATTGCTGGTAAGCCTCGTAGGGTTCGTTGGGTAGGATGGTAACGGCCTTGTTGAGCAGGCGTATCTTTTGTGCCAAGTGTTCGGTGGTGGTGGTCACATGGTCCGCAAGTCGGATATGCTCTCGGATTTGCTCGTCCAATTTGGTGTCCAGGTAGTGCCGATACATGATGTGCCCCGATTCCAGCACCCAGTAGTCATCAAGGTCCAAGATTACCTTCGCCCCAAACGCCGTTAGAGCCGCGTAAACCTTACGAATTTGCTCCAAGGTCCCTTGACACCAAAGACGATTAAATAGCCACACATCAACCGTCTTTAGGTCCTCGTCCTTGACATTGGCGATATTATCCACGCACACATAGTCAAACTCCGTGAAGTTGTCGCCAAGGTAGGCGTTGGGCATTTCCAATCGGTAGAAAGAACACCCCGTCGGGTGGGCGTTGTAAACGATGCAAATTCTCATGCCCAAAGGTACAAAAAAAAGGGCCACCCCTTGCGAGATGGCCCAGACCACTAAACCATTGCGGGGTATGAGGCCCGCAGGTCAA